AATTTGTAATTCTTTCAAAAAAGAATTACTTCAAGGAAAGCATGACTTTGATACATCATCTGATACTTACAAATTAGCGATGTACACAAGTTCTGCAACTTTAGGAAAATCAACAGAAAACTATTCTACAAATCCAGGTGGTGGAGCAAACACGGAAGTAACTTCATCTAACTACACAGCGGGTGGAAAAGCTTTGGTAAACCAAGGTGTAAAAGTTTCATCTTCAGTAGCTATTACTGATTTTGCTGATCTTAGTTTTCAAAACGTAACTCTTACTGCAAGAGGTGCTTTAATTTACAATACAACTACAGATGGTGGTTCAAATACTACTGATGCAGTTGCTGTATTAGATTTTGGAAGTGATAAAACTGCAACATCTGGAACATTTACAATTCAGTTCCCTGCATTTACTACTTCTGCTGCTATCTTAAGAATAGCATAAGGATAAAAATGAATGTCAAATGCGTGGGGTGGACTTAGTTGGGGATCAGGTAGTTGGGCAGCACAAGGTGATGTCTCGTTATCTATTTCTGGAATAAGTGCAACCTACAGCATTGGCGCTGTAACCGCTCAAGGTATTATACAAGTAGGTTGGGGTGGTGACACTTGGGGAGAAAATGAATGGGGAGATCTTTCTGGATCTGCACCAAACATAACAGGTGTTCAATTATCTTTTTCAATTGGAACTTTACAATCAGTAACTGGTGATGCAAGTGTAGATGTAACAGGCTCAAGTTTAACTGCAACAAACGCGGGTGCTTTAGGAGGTACCTCGCATATTCAAATTGTTACAGGATCTCTTGAATCAATGGCAGTTGGAACTGTATCTACTCCTATTGGACAAGAAGTTGATGTAACAGGACGACAATTAAATTGGGGTATAGGTTCTGTTACAGTTGATGAATCTACTCTTACTGGAATAGGTTGGGGTAGAAGAACTTGGGGTAACTTGGCATGGGGTGGAGCATTCTCTGCACAAGCAGTTGGTCAACAACTTACCTCTACAATTAATTTCCCAGCAACAGGTGCATTTACTGATGTAAATGTTTCAGTTACTAGTGCGGGAGAATTAACTACTACTTTTTCAAACCCATCTTTCTCAATTCAGATTGACCAAGATATATTTGTATTAGCTTCGGAAGATCAACTTGATGCTTTAACAACAGCATCCTCATTTAGTGCAGATGCTAATGTAAGTGTTACTGGTGTTGAATCTACAATGTCCATAGGTGTTACTGTTGGAGGTCTTAAAACTCCAGTAGATGTTACAGGTATCCAGGCGACTATGACCCTTGGAACTTTTAATTTGGTACAAACAACTGTAGAATCTCCAACAGGTATTCAAGCTACAATGTCTCTTGGACAACATGCTGAAATACCAGGTCAAATTATAGGTGTAGGAGGGTTACAATTAACAAGCTCTATAGGTTCTGTGGTAGCCAATGGTACTGCAAATATAGATGTTACAGGCATACAAATGACCATATCTGTAGGTAGCCCTAATGTTACAGCATGGGCAGAGATTGACCCTGGTGTAAATAATACTTGGACTGAGGTTGACCTAGCAGCATGATTCATGTAAAATACATATTATTTAGGAGATAAAATTTATGACATCAAGTTACTCAAGTGATCTAAAATTAGAATTAATGGTGACCGGTGAAAACGCTGGTACATGGGGTGATAAAACAAACACAAACTTAAATGTAATTCAACAAGCTATTGCTGGTTTCGAACAAGTAACGTTATCAAGTGGTGGTACTCTTGCTCTTGTAATGTCAGACGGTGCATTATCAAATGCAAGAAACATGGTTATTAAATTTGCTACAGCTACAATTGCTGCTAGTACAATTTGTACAATTCCAGATTCAATAGAAAAATTTTATATTTTTGATGCAACAGGTTTAACTAATCCAACTAACCTTACAATTAAAACTGCATCGGGTAGTGGATTTACTTTAGACCAAGCAAAAATTTACGCAGCATATTCTGATGGAACAAACTTAAACGAAATTTCTTTAGACTCTTTAGGTGGAACTGTTGCCGCTGCAAATATTTCTGGCACAATTGCAACCGCACAAATTGCTGATGATGCAATAACCAGTGCTAAAATTGCTGATGATGCCGTTGTGGCCGCAGCTATCGCTGATGATGCCGTGGTTGCTGCTGGTATTGCAGATGGTGCAGTAGGCACTGCTGCTATTGCAGACGATGCTGTTACTGCAGGAAAATTAGCAGACACAGCTGTAACTGCAGGTTCATATGATTTAGCAACAATTACAGTAGATGCTCAAGGAAGAATTACTGCAGCAGCAGAAGGATCTGCTGGTGGTGGATTTTATCCAAACCTTTATGCAGCTGGTGGCCAAACTGGAACTTATAATGCAGGTACTGGTACAAAGATGTATGCATACGCAAACTCTGGAGGAGGCGCAGGCGGTCCTTCAGCAACACCTCAACCAGGTAAACCTGGAGGTTCTGGTGTTTCTGCAATTATTACAGGTAATATGACAGCTCCTTTTTCACAACCTTATCAAGCAGGTAGTGGAGGAAACCCTACTCCAGCACCACAATCTGGAAATCCGGGTAACGCAACATTTATAACAAACTTATTCAACATAAACGCAGGAAACGGTGGCGGAAGATGGCAAGGTAATCCTGGAAGTAATGGTAACCTTAGTTCAGGAACTGCACTTATTTCACATGGTGCTCCTCAAGGTAATTTTCTTTATGCTGGTAACTTTGGAGTTGGTGGAGATGGGGGCCCTGGTGCTCCTAACATGGTTGCACCTGGTCAAGGTGGTGGATCGGGTAAAATAATAGTATTTGATAACAGGTCTTAATATGAAACATATAATTTTTAAAGATAATCTAAAATTTCGTATAGCATCAACAGATGCTAAAAAAGATAATATAGTATCAGCAAATCCTGGAGCGGTATCAAAAGAAGTAAATGATTCTGATTTTAAAAAGATAGCTTTAGGTAGATCTGAATCTTCTTTAGTTAATAATGAAATAGTAATTAATGAATTATCTCTTGCAGATACTACTCATGAAAAACGTCCAGCAATAACTGATGCCTCAGAAGCATCAGCTGCATTACAAGAGTGTATTGATACATTAATAGTATCTGTCAAAGCTGAGTGCGGAGATGGTTACGATAGTAATTCTGACGCAACATCACTTGTTGCTTTTTTAGAAGGTATTGATGCAAGTCAAAAAACATCTTGGGATGCAGGAGTTTTTTACATTGAATACATTTATGACTTACCTGGTTGTCCTCAATTTTTTCCAGGTGATTTTGTAATTTAATTGATTTTCACTAATACTTGACTATAAATGCCTTTATGCAAATAGAGGATTATATAAAAATCTATGAAGATGCAATTCCAATCGAAAGTGTTTCCTCAATTATAAAATGGGTTGAAGAAAGAAAACCATCATTTAAAGAAGGAACTGTTGGTGTGGGTGTTATAGATAAAAATATAAGAAAAGTAAAAACCACATCTTTAATGGATTGGGATGATTGTTCTTTAACAAAAATTCATTGGTGCAATTTACTTGCTACTTGTTTTAATGAAATGGGAAAAAGGTATAGAAAACAAGTAAGTCCTGATGCGATGACATCACAAATATTAGATATAGACATATTAAAATATGAAAAAGGTGCTAAGTATAAAATACATAGTGATCATTTTACAAACAATCCAAGAACTTTATCTTTTATTCTTTTATTAAATAATGATTACAAAGGAGGAGATTTGAATTTTCATAATCTAAAAGGTGACATAATTAAAACTATAGATCCTGCTCCAGCAAAATTAGTTGTTTGGCCAAGTAACTTTTTATTTCCACATTCAGTTTCAGAGGTAACAGAAGGAGTTAGATATTCTATTGTATCATGGGCACTATAAGAGATTATAAATATAAAATACTTAAAAATTTTTTAACACCTGATGAAGTTAAATTAGGTACGCACTATTTTAAATTATGCCATAAAAGAAATATGGAACAATTTGACGATGTTCAAAATAATAACGCTGATAGTTTTTTTAATTCAGATGCATTTACAGATTCTTTGTTAATGAATAAAAAACATATTATAGAAAAAGAAACTGGTTTAGAGTTACACCCAACTTATACTTTTTCAAGAATTTACACCTTTAATGCTGAATTGAAAAAACATAAAGATAGACCTTCATGTGAAATTTCAATTACTCTAATGTGGGATAGTGATGGAACTAAATGGCCTATTTACATGGATGGAAACCCAATCGAACTTGAACCTGGAGATGGTGCAATTTATTTAGGATGCGAGGTAGAACACTACAGAGAAAATTTCAAAGGTGACTATCACATTCAATCTTTTTTGCATTACGTAGATAAAAATGGTAAGTATGAAGATTATAAACATGACAAACGCACACAAAGAGATAACGCTGAGGTAGAATGGTAAAAGAAAAAAATATAAATGATAGTATAGGATTATTTGATAACTACATTGATTTAAAAGTATGTGATGAATTAATTAAATTATATGAATTAAATGTCGACAAAAATGTTGTAATGAATAGACTACAAATGGAAGGTGCTCCAAAAATTAAAAAAGACGATAGTGCCTTAATGTGTTACAGAGGTACCTCTTGGTTAGACGCAAATGAAGAAGTCTTAGCTAGATTAAATGATTGTTTGCAAGATTATGAAGATGAAACAGGTTTTAATCAATTTTGTGAAATACCTGAGCTTCATCATGGAAACCAAAAAATACAAAAAACACTTCCAGGACAAGGTTATCATGTTTGGCATGTTGAAAGGACTTACAGAGCACCACAATGTAAAAGAGCATTAGTGTATACTTTATATTTAAATGATGAATTTGAAGCAGGCGAGACGGAATTCTTAAAACAAAAGATAAGAATTAAACCTAAGAAAGGAAGATTTGTTATTTGGCCAGCTAGTTATCCATATATACATAGAGGAAACCCACCTATAAATGGTGAAAAATACATATTAACTTCTTGGTTATTATCATAATATGAAATTTGTAATGAAAAAAAACCATCTAGAAATTAAATTTTCTTGGAAAGAAATATTTTTTATTGTTATTAGGGGTCATTTTAAGATGGATAATTACTCTGTATACAAATTTGCTAACGTTCTTACTTCTATATTTCATACTATGCTTGAAAAATACGGTGATGCTAGAAAGCATGGAAACCTAGATTTGGATCAATTTAAAGATCCCAATGAAAAAGAACAATAATAGATTTCTTAATATTGTCATGGTATAATACGCTATGCCATTACAAAAAGTACAAATAGCCCCAGGTTTCAATAAACAACTTACCCAAACAGGCGCTGAAGGTAAATGGACTGATGGGGATTTTGTTAGATTTAGATACGGATTACCAGAAAAAATTGGAGGTTGGGAACAAATTTTAGAAGGCACTTTAATAGGTGCTGCAAGAGAACAATTTATTTGGGCTGATTTAGACGGTAGAAAATATGCTGCTATAGGAACAAATAAACTATTAGTGATTTATTATGAAGGAGCTTTTTTTGATATTACTCCTCTAGGCACAGCTCTTACAGGTTGTACCTTTGACACTGTTAATACATCAGCTACGGTTACTGTAAACAAACCTGCTCACGGATTAGAACCTGGAGACTTGTTTACGTTTACCTCTGTAACACCTCCGTCTGGAGCTGGATATACTGCAGCAAATTTTACAACAAATACTTTTCAAGTAGTAACTGTCCCAAGCAGTGATGAATTTACAATCACAATGGCTAGCGCAGCAGGGACAACGGTCAACGGATCTGGATCAGCAACGGTTAATCCATACATTAAACCTGGAGCCTTAGGTTCAACATTTGGATTTGGTTGG